TCAAGAACATCGTCATCGACCCGCAGGCGCAGCAAGCCGTCCAAAAGAAGATCGATCAGGGCCGCAAGGAAGCCCAGATCATTTTCAACCCGAACGTCGGGGAGTTTGGCGTCGAAGTCGATATCGGTCCGAGCTACGCCACGCGGCGGCAGGAGGCTTGGAACGCCATCGTTCAAATTCTGTCGCAGTCTCCGCAGTTGGTGCCGATTGTCGGCGATCTGCTGTTCGAGAACGCGGATTTCCCCGGCGCCGACGAGATCGCGCAGCGTTTGCGCCGCATGGCGCCCCCGCAGGCGTTGCAGGACGGCCCGTCCCCGGCAGATCAGCAGTTGGAGGCCCATGTTCAGCAACTCGGCGGCATGGTTCAGCAGCTCAACCAGAAGCTTGCCGACAAGACGGCGGAAGAGAATATCCGCGCTTTCGAGGCGAGTGTGAAGGCATTCGACGCCATGTCGAAGCGGCTGCAGGTGATCGGCAACGCTGGTCCGATCGTGACCGCCCAACAGGAACAGCCTTTGATCGAAGGGACGCTGCAGAGCATGGAAGGAACCCCTGCTTTACCGGGCGCGCCGCAAATTCAACCCGCGCCTCAGTCGCAGCCAATGTTACCGCAGGGAGGGGCTCCGCAGCCGGCTATTGGGCAACAGGCCCCGTAAATGCGCGGCGATCCTCTGTCCGAAACGCTGATTAATCCCAGCGCCAAGCAAATCCGCGACCGCAAGATCGATCTATGGCGTCAATGGCAGGCGCTCAACGACATGCCGGGCGAAATCATCTTGCGGCGTGGGTACGACCTGCTCGCGGAAGGGCGGTCGGTGATGATCATCGTCCGATCGCTGGTACCCCGGCACATGACATGGAATGGTTGAAATGACCACTAAGCTCGTCCGCGATACCGCCAAGGAATTAGCCGGAGCATTCTTCGACAATCAAGACGTGTTCCGCGACGGCCGCATGAACCGGAGCCAGTTGTTTCGCATCAAAGCCGGCTCGCAGCGCGAGTTCGCGCGGACCTATTGGAAGGACTTCGTGCCGCTGGCGCGTTCGATCCTGGGGCGCATGCTTTCCGAGCCAGGTCGGTCGGATACCGACAAAGACCTGATCTACGACGCGCTGCTCAATGAGCGTGGCGCGATGAACGATGAGCAATTGGCTGCGCCGTCGATCCTGAGGCTGAATTGACGAGCGCTATCTTCGACTCTGCCATATTCGCTGCCGGATGGGGCTTGTCGGGCCTTTGCGGTTATGTGCTGGGCGTCCTTGGAGACCGCATAGCCTATGGGCGTTCGACGGCTGCGGCCCACGGGCGCGAAATGCCGGTGATAGCTATGCTAGCGGGCCCTTGGTTTCTCTGCCTTGGTATCCTCATAGTTTGCATCAGTTGTCTGAAGCGAGCTGCTTGATGCGTGACCTTCGCGCCGTCACCAAGCCCGAGTTTGATGCCTTCATTGCCGCTTACGCGCCGCCGCTGACGAGCCGAAGCTTTGCATCCGGTCTGATCGCTTACGAGGACACGTCAGACGGAGCGGCGTGGCCCGACAGCCTTGTGGCCAGTTACGTCGCTCCTGCGCCTCCAAAGCGCCCGCGTGCGTCCGGCTGGCGCATTCCAGTGCAAGAGGCCTGATGATGGCTAAGTTGACGACGAAAGAACGAAACAAGCTTCCTAAGAAGGATTTTGCTGGCCCAGATCGCAACTATCCAGTTGAGAATAAGGCCCACGCTCGAAATGCCAAAGCCCGCGCATCTCAGATGGAGGCACGCGGCAAGCTGTCGCCGTCCGCCAAGGAAAAGATCGACACCAAGGCCGACAAAATCCTCGACGAAGGCAAGAAGCGCAAGAAGAAGGATGCCGTCAAGGTCGAGCGCTCCCGGAGCACGATGTGATGAAATCCACGTCCGTCGAAACCGTAACCAATAACGAGGACTACGTTCGCTTGCGCATCTATGACGGAGAAATCCCGATGGACCAAGCGGGTGCCGAATTGCTTCGCCTCAATGCTCTACAGCGCGTTCGGGACAATGATCGGGTCAAGCGCATGATGGCGATGACGCGGCGCCTTGCAGCTCAAAATCGGCGCCTTCGGAGAAAGTGATGGCCGCCAAGGCGAAGAAAAAGGACGCAATTGCCGTTGAGGTTGCCCCGATGATGGGCGACCCTGAACGTGAGCGCAAATATCGTGCCGAAGATGCTCTGCGCACTCTCGGCGACGCCGAGAAAATCCGCAAGGACAAGGCTTTGATGCGCGACGTTGACAAAGCGCGCAAGGCCAAGATGGATGAACTCGCCAGCATTCCGTGCGAGGTCTCCGAAAAGACGATCGGCCGCAAGAAGGCCTGAACCCGGACGGGGCGGTTTCCCCGATACCCAAGAGGAAATGAATGGCTGACGATAAGGCTACGGCACCTGATGCCGATGGCGTGAAAACGCCTGTCGATGACGTGCAGGTCGATACCACTTCCGCAATCGATGCTTCGGCAAAGGGCGCCGATCCGGTTGATCCTGATCCTGCTTCTACCGTTGCTGATGCGGCCGCTGGCGATGCTGCGCCATCTGGCGAGGAAGCCAAAGGCAAGCCGCAGCGCCTCCCCGAGTGGGCCGAGAAAAAGCTGGCCGAATCCGAGTTCGAGAAGCGCGAGCTTCGGCGCAAGGCCAAGGAGCTTGAGGAAAAGCTGGCTGCCCAGGCCGCGCCATCCCAGCCGGCTCAGCCGAATGCCGCTGATGAAGCGGCCGCCAAGGCAAATGCGCCGGTCGGGCAGACGCCAGAGGAATTCGAGCGCGCCGTACAGGCTGAGGCCGATCGGCGCGTCGCCGCTGCAAATGCCGACAAGGCGCAGCGTGAGTTCGACGAGAAATGCAATGCAGCCTATTCAGCAGGGAAGGGCGCCTATAGCGACGACTTCGACACGGCGGTCCAGAATCTCCGCACTGTCGGGGCGATGACCCCGGAAATGCTGAGCCTCGTGCTCGAAACCGACGATCCCGCAAAAGTTATCTATGAGCTTGGCAGTAATCCTGACCAGGCGGCGTCGCTCGTTGCGATGACCCCGACGAAGCGTGCTTTCGAGATCGCGCGACTTTCCCAGCCAGCGCCGAGAAAGGCCACGCCGCTTTCCAAGGCCCCGCCTCCGGTTCCCGGCATCGACGGAAGCGCCCGCGTCACGGCGACCCCGAGCGATGCCGACGACGACGATACCTTCTTCCGCAAGCGCGAAGCCGAGCTTAGCGCGAATGGTCGCTGGTAAGTTTCAACCCGCCGCGATCCGGCTTTAAAGATCGCTGAATAGCTCGACAACATGCGTGCGGCCGACGAGCACCGCACCGTTCCGGCACGATAGCCGAGATTGGCCCGCTTTCACCTCGCTTACGGGCGGCGAGACCCCACCGGCACGACGAATAGGCGACAACCTCCCGCTGACCAGCGGGCGCCCGCGCTCGTGCCTCGAAAGCAACACGGCCAATCGAGGTTCTCATGGCTAACTCCCTTCTCACTACGAGCAGGATCACGCGGGAAGCCGTGATGCTGTTCGTCAACTCCAATGCGCTTCTTGCCAACGTCGACCGCCAGTATGACGGCGACTTCGGCAAGGCTGGCGAAAAGATCGGCTCCCAGCTCCGCATCCGGCTCCCGAACGATTATGTTCCGGTCAAGGGTCCGGCGGCCAGCATTCAGGACACCACGGAACAGCAGACCGTCCTCACCATGGCCACTCAGGCCCATGTGGACGTGTCTTTCTCGACCGCCGATCTGCTGCTGAGCGTGGATGACTTCCGCGACATCATCCTCAAGCCGATGATGAACAACCTTGCCGGCCAGGTCGCCGTCGATATCTCGAACGTGTTCGAGTACGGCTATATCCCCCTGCCGGTCGTCAACGGCTCCAATCCGATCGCGGCTCCTCTCACGGCCACGACCGGCGGCGTCTGCAATATCGCCCCGCAGTACCTGAGCGACGGCGTGACGCTGACCAACCCGACCAGCGGAACGATGCTGGACGCCCGCGCGATCCTCGCCAACAACTCGGCGCCGGGCGGCAATCGCAAGCTGGTTTTCGATCCGCGGACAAATGCCCGTATCGTCAACTCGCTGACCGGCCTTCTCAACCCCGCCAAGAATATCTCGAAGCAGTTCGAGAGCGGCGAGATTCAGACCGGCCTGGGATACCAGTCGATTTTCGAAGACCAGACGACCATCAAGCACACGACCGGCACCTTCTCCGCCGGCACCGTGAATGGTGCTGGGCAGACTGGCAATTCCGTGGCGGTCAACGCGATCACGGGCACGCTCAATGTCGGCGATATCATCACCTTTGCAGGGGTGAATGCCGTCAACCGCGTGACCAAGCAGACGACCGGCGAATTGCGCCAGTTCGTCGTGACCGCTCCCGTCGCCAGCGGTGCGACTTCGATCCCGATCTATCCGGCGATCGTGCCGCCCGTGAACGGCAACGCGGTCCAGTACCAGACGGTCACGGCGTCTCCGGCCAACAGTGCGGCGATCACCATGATCATCGCGCCGTCGACCACGTATCGCAAGAACGTGGCCTACGCCCCCGAGGCCATCACCATGGTTTCCGGCGACCTGCCGCTTCCCAAGAATGTCGATGCCGCTCGGGCCAAGTACCAGAACGTCTCGATGCGCATGGCGACGCAGTGGCAGGTCGGCACCGATCAAGAAGTGACGCGTATTGACACCTTATACGGCGCCCTGCTGACTCGCCCTGAATGGGCGACCATCGTCCCCGACACCATCAACTGATCCCGTTGATTAATGGCCCTCGGCAGCAATGCCGGGGGTCGGTTTGCTTTGCGAGGTGCGCCGATGGCTGAATTTCAGGAATACCCTAAGTGGGTCACGCTTTCCGGGCATAAGCCTATCCTCTGCGAAGATGCCGACGAGGAATCCGCGCTCCGGGCAGCACATGGGGCCAAGACGTCTGCGCACGCCCCGGCCCCAGCCAATGCGTTGTTGGTGGAGGGATATCAGGCCGGCGATGCCGCCACGGGGCATCACGGTTCTCCGCACGCGATCGCTGACGTACTTCCAAAGAAGTCCGGCTGGCCGAAGGGCAAGAAGCGTGGACCGCGCAATATGGCCGTGAACTGAAATGGCCAACCTGTCCCTCATCACCTTCGGCGACCTGATCAATCTGGCGTTCCTGACGGCCGGTATTGTCGGCCAGGGGCAGAGCGTCGGCGCGCAGGACATGACTAACGCGACCCAGATGTTAAACGCCATGCTGGGGCAATGGCAGCGGCGCCGATACCTCGTCTACTATCTCGAGGAAACCAGCATCAGCGCCACGGGCGCGCAGTCTTATTCGGTCGGCCCCGGCTGTGACTTCAACATCGGATCGCGGCCGAGCGAGATCAACTATGCCTTTGCCCGGCAGGTGATCAACGCCAATCCGAACCAGATCGACTATCCGCTCTCTCTCCTGCCGGCGCGCGAGACCTACGCGCAAGTGGCAATGAAACAGCTTGAGGCCTTCCCGCAATGGGCTTGGTACCAAGCATCCTATCCGATCGGGAACCTGTTCGTTTACCCCGTCATCACGTCGCAGTTCACGATCTACATCGGCTATCCCGCGCTTTTGCAGATAGTGACGAGCCTCACCAACAAGATCAATCTGCCGCCGGAATATATGGAGGCGCTTCTTTACAACCTCGCCGTGACGCTGGCGGGAGCCTATCAGCTCTCGCCCAATTCCGTCATCGTGGCTCGCGCCGGCGCCGCGCTGGAGACACTTCGCACGGCAAACGCCCAAGTGCCGCAGATGCGGATGCCAAACATTCTGCGCAGCGGGGCGCGGTACAACATCTATAGCGACCGATCGGGCCCCGGTAACTACTGATGCCCCTCGTTCCTCTTCTCGGCGGCAACTATCAGGGCCGTTCGATTCAGGCCGCCTCTCGGATGCTTTGTGTCAATCTCTACCCTGAGAGAAACGCCGGGGAAACGTTCCAGCCGGTCCCCGATAGCCAGGCCATTACGCCCGTCACCTATTACCAGACACCGGGGCTTCTCACGGTCGGAACGCCTCCCATTTCGGAAGGCAACCGGCAGAGCTACCGGGCGACCAATGGCGCGCTCTATGTCGTCGTGGGGCCCAATGTCTATGCCGTTTCCAACACCTTTGCTTATACCCTGCTTGGCTCGATCCCGGACGGTTCAGCCCCCGTCATTTTCGCGGACAACGGACTAGCCATCGTCATCGTCGATGGAGGACTGACCGGCTACGCCATCGACATGGCGACGAATGCGTTCGGGCCTATTACCGATCCTTCCTTCCTTGGTGCCAGCTCCACGGCGCAGCAGGACGGGTTCTTCATCTTCAACAAGCCGGGGACCAATCAGTTCTATATCTCGCTCAACAATGTGACCTTTGAAATGCTGACCGGGGCGACGGGCCGCATTCTTGCGGGGTCCATCGTTTCGGGCGGCACGGGCTATGTCAGCGCGACTTATACCGCTGTTCCGCTTACAGGGGGAACCGGCTCTGGCGCGCAAGCGACCGTGATCGTCACGGGCGGCGTCGTCACATCGGTTACGCTCACGAATCCCGGTGGAGGGTATTCCCTCAACGACACGCTTTCTGCGTCGAACAGCAACTTGGGAGGTTCCGGGTCTGGATTTTCCTATGGTGCTGATCAGGTCGCGGCGGCCTTCGATCCGCTCGATATCGCGACAAAATCAAGCGCTGCTGACCCGATCATCAACGTCGTGGCGATCCACGGTGTGCTGTGGCTTGTCGGGGCGCTTTCGTCGGAGGTATGGGCCCCGAGCGGCGCTGCGGATTTCTACTATCAGCGCATTCCCGGCGCCGTTATCAACCATGGTTGCGCCGCAACTTATTCCATGTCGCAGATGGACGTGTCGATGTTCTGGCTGTCTGAGGACGCCCAGGGGAACGGCATCGTCGTGCGGGCGCAGGAGACCGCGATCCTTCGGATTTCAACCAACGCGATCGAAGAGGCAATCCAGGGCTATAGCCAGATCAGCGATGCCATCGGATTCTGCCATCAGATCGACGGACATTCCTTCTTCGTCCTGACCTTTCCTACAGCCGACGTTACTTGGGCTTATGACCTTTCGACGGGTCAATGGCACCGGCGTGCATCGATTGACGGCAACGGGAAACTGCATCGCTGGCGTGCCAATTGCTTTGCTTTTGCGTACGGGCAGAATTTGGTGGGCGACTATCAGAACGGCCACCTTTATCAGTTGAGCGGCAGCTTCTTTTCCGACGACGGAACGGCCATCCCGAGGATAGTCAGCTTTCCTCACATTGTCGGCAATGGACAGCGCCTCCTCTACACACAGTTTCAGGCGAAAATGCAGGTTGGGTCGATCGTCGACACCCCCAGCTCGTCCCCCCCGCAAGCGTCATTGCGATGGAGCGACGATGCGGGCGTCACGTTTGGCAATGCGGTCATGCAATCAATCGGCGCTTCGGGCCAATACATCACGTCCCCCCAATGGCAGCGGCTTGGCATGGCCCGCGACCGCATTTTTGAATTGAGCTGGTCCGTCGATGCCGACGTGGCAATTGCCGGCGCGTGGATCAACTATAAGGCGGCTGCAACATGAGCACGCCATTCCCCGGCGCCCAGACTCCTGCGGTTGTGCAATCGACAGGGTTTTTCACGACGCAATGGATACTCTGGCTGCAGCAGTTTGCCCAGCAGCCGGGCCCGATTGCGGCCGTGGCCCTTGGTGCATCGCCGGCATCGTTTACCGCCTCCGGTGCCGGAACACTGACGTTGAATGGCGGAACGATCAGCGACCTAACCCTAACTCGCGCCGGCATTACTGCCGATCTGGGAGCCCAGCGGTCGGTGCTCATGGCGAATAACGATGTGGCGCGCGTGACTTATACGGGCTCCGTGACGGCCAGTTTCATACCAGGCTGAGATTTCATGCATCACGTCTTTTCCGTCGATCGGCAATTCGCTGCCGAGCGAGCGAACCGTATTGCCAATGACCCCGAGGTGCGGCCGTGGCTTGGTGGGTCTGGCGCGCTCGATTTCAGTGCTCTCGTGGCTAACCTGGCCAATGTGCTGCTGATGAATGAGGGGGGCGGTGTCTTCTTCGAAAACCTCGAGCCTGGGTTGTACGAAGCGCACACACTGTTCCTACCAGAAGGCAGGGGCGAGAAGGCCGTTCATGCCGTTCGCGATGCCCTGCGGTGGATGTTCACCAAGACCGATGCCGTCGAGATCGTCACGAAAGTCCCCGAGGGGAACAAGGGGGCTCTCGGGCTTGTTCGTGCCATCCACGGCGAGAAGCGCTTTCACCGCGACAATGCCATCCTGATCGACAGGAAACCTGCCGGGGTCGATTACTACGCGCTGCCGATCATGTCATGGGCCGGGAAGGCCGAAGGGATCGCCGCCTCGGGTCAATGGTTTCACGAAAAGCTCGAAGCTGCCAAGAGCGCAACGGAAGGCGCAGCGCCACTCCACGACGACGACGAGGCTCATGACCGTTATGTCGGCGCGACGGTCGAAATGATCGGCTGCGGCCAGCTCGCCAAGGGCGTCAATTTCTACAATCGCTGGGCGAAGGTTTCGGGCTACGGCCCTGTTTCTGTGATCGCGCTCAATCCCATCGTAATCGACATCGGCGACGCCATCCTTGCGGTGCGCGGCGATGATTTCGACGTTTTACTATGCAGATAGGAGGCCAGGATGCCAATCGGCGCGACGATCGGTAGCGCCGTCATCGGGGCGGGCGCCAACCTGCTCGGCGGCAATATGCAGGCCAGTGCGGCAAACAATGCCGCCAACCTCAATGAACAGCAGTACCAGCAGACCCGAAGCGACCTGCTGCCTTACAACAAGGCAGGCCAGACGGCGACGAACGCGCTGCTGAAAGCGCTCCCGTCGCTGACGGCTCCCGTCACGATGGACGAGGCCACACTTCGGCAGACTCCCGGCTATCAGTTCAACCTCGATCAGGGCCTAAAGTCCGTGCAGAACGGAGCGGCTGCTCGCGGATTGGGCAGCTCCGGCGCGGCGCTCAAAGGCGCGGCTGGCTATGCCACAGGGCTGGCGGATTCGACCTATCAGAACCAGTTCAACAATGCCGTCACGAATAAGCTCAACGCCTACAACATGCTCTCGGGTGTTTCGAGCCTTGGCGAGAATGCTGCGGCCCAAACCGGGGCTTATGGCACACAGGCTGCCACAAATGCCGGTAATGCCCTGACGAATGCAGGGACGGCTCAGGCGGCTGGCCTCGTCGGCGTTGGCAATTCACTGGTCAACGGCCTCAACACCTATGGCGGGTATCAGTTCGCGCAGCAAAATCCGCTGTTGTCGTCCGGCATTTATGGGAGCGCCTGACCATGGCTGATATCCAGACTGGCTTCTATACCCAGGCAAATCCAAATGCGCTTCTTGGGACCGCGCAGGCCGCGACCGGCATTCGCGGCCAGCAGATCAACAACGCGCAGGCGCAGCAGAACCTCGTGACGCAGCAGGTTCAATATCTTGCCGGTGGCCTCGGTATCCTCGCCAAGAAGCCCGACCTGTCGCAGGCCGATATGGTCAACTTCGCCAATGGCGCGCTCAAGGAAGGGATTATCAGCCCCCAGACCTATCAGGCCGAGATGCAGAACGTGCAAGCTGTCGGTAACGACCCCGGAAAGCTTCAGCAGCTCGCAACCAACTATGCGCAGCGCGCGCTCGATGCCGGTTCGAAATTCACGTCGACCTTCGGCGCGCCGACGACCATCTCCACGGGCAGCAATACCATTGCAGGCAATCAGAGCCCGATAAATGGCGCGTTCACGCCGGCATCCAGCCTCCAACAGGGGATGGCCCCAAGCGATGCCAACTCGCTCGTCACGATTACCATGCCCGACGGCAGCACGCGACAGGTGACGAAGGCGCAGTCCGTCCAGATGCTCGGCGCCAATGGCAATCCTTTGACCGCGCAAGGGGCGCCAGTGGCCCGGAACGCACTGACTGGCCAGACGCCCGCGCCGGTTCCTCTCGCGCCGCTGCCCCCCTCTCAGGACACGGGACCGGGCATCAGCGCCCCGTCGCCTCAGCAGCAGGCGATGTTCAGCCAATCCGGTGCTCAGTATCAGGCCGCGAAAAACAACGACGCCAACTATCAGGCCAACCTTGTGCCGCTCGAAAAGAGCCTGGCGCTGCTCAAAGAGACACCGCTTGTCGGCCAAGGCGCGGCGATCCCGACCGACGTGGCTAACGTGCTCAATACCTTCGGCGTCAATATCGGCTCCGATCAGGCCAAGGGCTATGCCGAACTCAACAAGTACCTGACGCAGGTAGCGCGCAACAGCGGTGCTGCCGACAAGTCCATTCCACAGCTCGAAGCGGCCTTCGGATCGAACCCGAACGTCGACATGAACAAGCCGGCGATCCAGGATGTGCTTGGCACGCTCGTGTCCTTGCAGAGAATGCAACATGCCATCGTAGCCAATGCCGACGCACAGGGCATCAAGCCCGAAGGATACTCGGATTTCGCACGACGGCAGGGCTCCAGCCTAGATCCCCGCGCATTCGGCGTCGACCTCATGGATGCGAACGCGAAGGCCAATCTCCTTAAGGAATTGGAAGCAAGCCCAGCGGCAAAGGCGCGGTTCGCGCAATCGCTGAGGGTCGCAGCGCAGGCTGGCGTTCTCGGAGACGGCAATGGCCAATAACGACGGTTATTGGACGCCGGCAATCCAGTCGTACGCCTACAACCGGTTGCGCACCGAAGCGGGCTTGACCGATGCCGGTGCGCGGGGCCTCTTGTCGCGCTGGATGAATGTCGAAGCTCCGGATGGTCCCACTT